TAAAAGTTTTTACATTAGTTGGTTTACCACCAACACCTTGAGCGACTGCTCTTTTTCTAGATACCGCTGACTTTCTTTGTCCCTCTGTCATACGTCTTGCTTTAGCAAGAGGCACACACTTTGGATACTTACGTTTAGCGTCAGCTTTTTGTTTTGAACGGCCACACTTAGCAAAAGAACCATCTTTCTTTTTGCTACCAATATCCACCCACTTCTGGGCAAACCATTTTTTTAAACCGTTCTTTGCCATGTTATTTATTTGGTCTTCGTGCTTTACCAAAACCTTTTATTTGTATGCAAGCGCTACCACCCATGCCAAGACCTTGTCGTCTTAGTCTCTGTGTAGCTTCCATAAGTCCACCACCTGCTTTATACACTCTACCGCCCTCAGCTTTTTTAGGGCCTCTAAAGTCTTTTCTCTTCAAACCAGATGGATCTTTGATTTTACCAGCACAAATTTTAGAGGCGTAGGCGTTAGCATATGCAGACGGGTAAACTTTGAATTTACGCTTTGCTGCTGCTTTACCTCTAGGACATAATTTAGTCATTATTTTTTCCTCGCTGTTTGTGCAGCTCTTCTAAAGTTAGCTGCAGTTGGTGAACCTTTTGTACCTTTTTTTCTCATTGTCTCTCCAGAGCCAGCTTTGATTCTAGCTCTTTTTGCTGCAATGTTTGCGTACAAACCTTTACCAGCCATTACTTACCTTTTTTCTTAGACATCAAGAATTTTCTAAGGCCTGGATTTAATTTGGACATTCCTCCGCCCATCTTCTTAACTCTTCCGCCCTTCATCATGCCTTTAGCTTGTTTAGCTGCTTGCTTCATAGGTTCAGTTTTATTTTTATCTTTATCTAAATCTAAAAAGTCAGGTTTAGATCCTTTCATCATAGGCTTTCTTTTCATCATTCCACCGCCCATTTTTTTAACACGCCCACCGTTTTTGTAACCTTTAGGTGAGACTTGTTTGTTGTATAGTCTATTTGGCATTATTTTTTTCCTCCGTTTTTAAATATTTGTGTACCCTTTATACCAAAAATTGATCCAACGACAAGGATCCAAAGGGTACTGAACCAGGTCGGGAGCGCTGCGAAATGCTCAAAGAAAGTTTTTACTTTTTCAAGCGCACTCGGATCATCACTGAAGACTCCCCAAGCGAGCACCACTATGGGCGCCGACAAAATCACGAGAACAAATTCATCCTTGTAATCGTTTTGACGTGCTTCCAACAATTTACCTTGGTAAGCCTCCTCACCTCTAGCTTGTCGTTCTGCATGTAACAGTTGAGCATCAGACATCG